GCTGTGCGTCGTCAAGGAAGGTGATAGCCGCATCTTCACGGGCCGGATCATTGGGATCAACCCGAGCGTTTCGAAGCAACGCAAGGCCGTGTCCGTGACGGCCTACGCCCTCCCCGCAGTCCTACACGACTGCACGCTGCCCATCAACAAGCCGGGCACGACGGAGCCGTTCCCGAGGGAATTCAAGAATCTGAAGCTCCAGGCGATCGCCGGTGAGCTCTGCGCGCCGTTCGGCGTTCGCGTCGACTTCCAAGGGGAGGACGGCGCGAAGTTCAAAAAGGTGAAGATCGACCCGACGAAGAAGATCTTCGAGTTCCTGAAGGACATGGCGCAGAACAGAAACTTCGTCTTCACCGACAACACGATCGGGGACCTGCTCTGCCAACGCTCCGTTCAACCGGGCGCTCCGGTTGCTCGACTGAACGCCGAAGAGTCTCCCGTCACGAACGTAGACCCGAGCCTTTCACCACAGGATTACTACTCGGAGATCACGGGCTTCGCGCCCGCGCGCGGGGGCCGCGTCGGGGGAAAAGAGACGGTCAAGAATCCGCATCTTCCCGACGTAGTGCGCCCGCTCTCAGTCCGCTTCGACAAGATCGAACGGGGAGACGCGAAGCAGGCGGCCGAGGGGATGATGGGCCGCATGTTCGCGGATGTCGTCTCCTACAAAGTGGACGTCGCGACATGGAGACAGCCCGACGGGGAACGGTGGAGGCCGAACACGACGGTCACGCTCCTCGCTCCCGACGCGATGGTTTACCGAGAGTACGAGCTCATCATTCGCGACGTGGAATTCTTCATCTCGAAGAAGGCACGATCCGCACAGCTGACGCTCGTGCTTCCGGGTGTGTTCGACGGGAAGATCCCCGAAAAGCTTCCGTGGGAAGAGGACTGATCCGATGGCGATGCTCGCAGGGACCATCGACGTAAGCGACCCGGAGAACGTAACCGGGACCGGGCTCGCGTTCGCCATGTTCCAGGGCGCTCTTTCGACGGTGCCGGCCGCGAACAAGGCAGCGATTGCGGCGGGCATGAAGCCCTACTTCGAAGGACTGGCTGCTGCGATCGTTGATCACATCCAAGACAATGCTGTGATCACGGTTACGATCGAAACGACAGACTCGGGCCTGCAGCGCACGCCGAATCCGAACAATCCCGACACGAATTGCCAGGGACCGTCAGCGCAAAAGACTCTCAGCGGGACAATCGAATAGATGGGTCGGCAGGGAAAGGTCGTAGGCTTCGAGCGTCGCGTCGAAGACGGCGCACAAGTCTCGTACGTCAAGGTCGACACCGGCGCGGACGTCGAGGAGGTGCAGCATCTCGAGCCTCCCGGCGAGGACTCACCGCCAATCGTGGGAGACTTCGCGGCCGTCGAGGAACTCGGGGACTCGGGAACGAAGCATGCGGTCGGCTACCACGACCCGAAGAGCGATGCGACGTCGGTCGAAGGCGACAAGCGGTTCGTTTCGAGGACGACCGTCGGTGGCCAGAAGATCGCAGAGCTCTGGATGGCGCAAGGCGCCGTGACGCTGAAGGTCTTCGATCCGAATGTTCCCGTGTTCGTCGAAGGCGCGAAGGTCGTGATCAAGAGTTCCAACGTGAACCTCGGCGGCGAAGGCGGCCGAGGCGTCGCGTGTGAGGGGGATATCGCGGTGGGCGCCGTGCGCGCGCTCTGCGGCGCGCCCGGGTCTCCGATCATCCCGGTCCCACCGGCAACGCCGACTCCCACCGGTGGCGTCCCCGTGGCCGTGCAGATCGTCAGCGGCCGAAAGTCCGTGAAGGCGCGCGAGGCGTGAGGTGCCGATCGCGCTTGCGGGAACCCTGCCGCTTTCGGCCGTCAACGTCGGGCTGGCTGCGTCCACGCCTGGACTGACGGCAGAGGCATCGAAGCTCCAGGCCGACGTTTCCGACTTGTCGCCTGCCGTTCAGGCGCAGGTCGAGGTTTCCTCTCACTTCCCGCCGAACCTCGCTTCTTTCACGGCCGTTCTCGGGACCGCGCTCTCGGCGCCAGAACTCGCCGCGTGCATGACGCCGACGAACGTCGCCTTCGCGGCCTCCGAGGCGAACGCGGCCGTCGTGGCGAAGCTCGGATTCATTCAAGGGCAGATCGCGATCGCGAGCGGTGTCCGGGCGACACTCGCGGGCGGGCTCGAGGCTGGATCGATAACGGGGTGGTCCTATTCGGGACGCTGCGGCGGATTCGGACCCAGGATCGAGCCCGACGTCCGGCTCGGCTTCGGCGGCATCGGTCCGGCGGACGCTGTCAGTGGCGTCCTCGTCGTGACGCAGGACTTCACCTCGTGGGGTCAGTTTGCGAAGGGCATGAGCGCGGCTCCTGTCGCATCCCCGGCAACGCCGGCAGACGTGCGGCTGACGCCTCACGGGGGCCGTAGCGGCGCCGGGTGGAACGTGGGGGTCGCCAGTGTCGTAGCCCACCTCGACGCGTTTATCGCGGACCTGGAGGGCATGGCGGCGAACCTCGAAGCCAGCATCCGGTTCTCGGGTGGGCTCGACCTCCCCTCACCGACCGTCGTCGTCGACGCGGGTCTCGACATTCTCGGATCCGTCGGAGTGGACGGGCTCCTTGATAACCTGGTCAACATACAGGTGGACCTTCCGGCGACGATCGGATCGGTCCAAGTGGATCTGGATGCGGTGCTCTCACTGTCCGGTGAGATCGGCGGGCAGCTCGCCGCCGGCGGTCTATCGGTGTGGGTTTACGACGGGCGAGCCGACGGATTCGGAACGGCCGTCACGTCCGCGCTCGCGAGCGGGCTCCCGGGCGGCGGCGGACCTGGAGCAGTGGTCTACGGGCTCGCGCTCGCGGGGACAGGTCCGTCGATGAGCACCTTCGGGAGCATCTTCAGAACAGCGGCATGATCCATGGACGTCCTACTCGAGCAGGGAAACGACGGCGGCGAGATCACGATCGATAACGGGATCACCGAACTCTCTGACGGGCTCGCGAACTCGGTGTACCTGAGCCTTTTCGGCGGGAATGCCGACGATAGCGGGCTCCAGGGTGACGATACTCGCCAGTGGTGGGGAAACCTCGGGGAGACCGAGCTCGCGAAGCAGTACCGCAGCCAAACGCAAAACCTTCTCCGATCGATCCCACTGAACACGTCGAACCTTCAGCGCATCGAGGATGCCGCGAGTTCTGATCTCGCTTGGATGCAGGAGTCCCTTGCGTCGCGCGTCGAAGTGTCCGTAACGATGCCTGCACTGAATAAGGTGCGGATTCAGATCTTCGTCGAAGTGAACGACCAGGCTTTCCAATTCTCCTTCGTCGCCAAGGGCGCGCAATCGAGCTGAACCGATGACCTCGCCGACAACGCAGGAGATCTCCGATCTCATCGTCGCGCAGCTCGAAGGAGCTCTATCGCAGACGATCCCGCTTTTGCCGAAGGCGTTCAATCGCGTCTTGGCCAAGGTGCTCGCGGGCGTCTTCGTCCTGATCTACAAGTACTCTGGATTCATCTTCCTGCAGATGTTCGTCGCGCACGCGACGTTGCAGGAGACGACGATCAACGGGAAGTTGGTCAAGCCCCTTCAAGTGTGGGGCGAGCTCGTCGGCGTCGAGCCACCGACTCCCGCGACGCGCGCCGAATTCATCGCTCTCGTGAACGTGACGAACCAGGTCGGCGAGCTCCCACAGGGGACGAAGCTGATCCGCGACGCGACAGGCGTGGTCTACGAGACGGCGACGGCGCAGCTGCTCAATGCGCCACAGATCGGAGTGCCCATCCGGGCCGTGTCGGACCAGGCCGGCGGCGATGGTTCCGGGACCGTCGGGAACATGGAGCCTGGCACGATCATTCAGTTCGCCAGCACGCAAGCGAACGTCAGCAGCGACGTTTTCATCACGTCGCAGACCGTAGTCGGTGCGGATGCCGAACCGGCTACGTCGTACCGGACGCGCGTCGTCAACCGCTTCCAGGCGAAGCCGCAGGGTGGTGCCTACGCGGACTATCGGCTCTGGGGCGAAGAGGTCGAAGGCGTCGCCAACATCTATCCGTACTCGGGAACCAAACCGGGCGAGGTGGACGTATTCGTCGAGGTCGATACAGACGTAGACCCCGATGGTTTGCCGGACCTTGCGCATCTGAACGCGGTGCGCGATTCGATCGAGCTCGAGGGAGACACAGGAAAAGCGACGCGCCGTCCAGTGGGCGCAGCCGTGAACGTTCTGTCGATCGGTAGAAGCGCATGGGAGGTTCAGATCTCAGGGCTCGACGTCGAGGACGAGGTTTCGGTGAAGGCGGACATAGAGGCCGGCCTCGACGAGTACTTCCGTTCACGCGAGCCGTTCATCGTTGGACTTTCCGTTCTCCCGCGTGAGGACCGGTTCACGAAAGCCGCGATTGCCGGAATTGTGGACGCGATCGTCGACGCAGTCGGCGGGACGGTCAACGACGTTCAGTTACAGCGGTCGGGTGTCTCGGTTCCTTCGTGGACACTAACCCGCGGCGAGAAGGCCAAGCTCGCACCGTTTCAACCGACCTACATCTGAGAGCAA